GTTTCACTTCCGTTTCATGCGTTTCATGCGTTTCATGCGTTTCATGCGTTTCATGCGTTTCATGCGTTTCATGCGTTTCATGCGTTTCATCGTTTCCGGCGTTTCCGGCGTTTCCTTGTTTCAGGCGTTTCGCATCGCGGAACCGTTTCACCCGTTCCGTTGATGTGACGCGCTGCCCATCCTCCACAGGTGGATCAATCGTGATGGCTCCCGAGCGAGAGACGCGCACCTTGACGCCGTGCTCTGATGAAAGACGGGCCGCAGCGTCCAAGATGCTTGGAAGGTCGAAAGCTGGCGTGTCACGGATCATATCACAAAAAGGCCGCGCCCGTAACGCCAGAGATGGAAACCGGAAAACGGCGGCTCTGACGCGACGGGCGCGATTGAATGATTGTTTTCATGTTATGCCGTTTCCACGCGGCAAGGTTGTTTTGTTAACCTCGTTCGCAAAATGCAACGGGTAATTTCAAGTCGAAAGCTGGGGCGTCTTTGCTCATCTCCAATCGTCCCCCGGTTGAGTTTTGCGATTCATGCGAGCCAGCACGTTCTCTCCCTCGCTTGTCGGCGTCCACCAGCGGCAGAGCTTGCCGTAATCGGTGCGCTCTTGGCGCGAGGACACAATCAGGCCGTGCTGTAACAGGATGGTCAGCGTTCCGCACAAGTGCGAGCGTGAGACTCCCAGCTTGGCGGCGGTTTCCTTGTCGGCCTGGAGTGGCAGGGCTAGCAACACTTGGAGCTGTCGAGGCGGGAGTGGCTTCATTCGCCAACCCTCCATAGGTCGAGGGTTAGGCCGAGGGCTTCGGCGCGTTGTGATGCGGTTGCTTGTAGTGCATCTATAGCTTCAAGACCTCTATAACCATGCACAGGGTCAATGATTAAAGCCAAATGATCACAAAAATCGTCTCTAAGATTCCATTCCTTAGACCATGTTTGTTGCTCTAACTTATGCACCGCGTTGAGGTCGTTGAAGTAGTCGGGCAAGTCGTGGAGATAAGCGGTAATCCCGCAAGCCTCCGCGATCTTCACGCGCTTCTCATCTTGAGTCATGGCAGCACCCCGCTTTCCACGGGAGCCAGCAAACCGGCCCCCTTTTTCGTGACCGTGTAATGCCCTTCGCCCGAGCAAGTTGGGCAGCGTCCGCTTCGGACAAGTCGAAGATTGTGAAGCTCGCGCAGGTAGTAGGCTATGAGCCCAGTTGAAAGACTCGTTGCCGTCGCAATTTGCGTCTGGCGACATAGGCCGCGAGCAATGCAGCGCAGGACGCGCAGACGGGTAGGGGATTGGGGTTTGCTCATGGCAGCACCTCCCGGCCTTCTGGTGTCAGAGCGTAAACAAAGTGCGACTTGTTAAGCAAGCAGCGCTCCCTTTTAAGCAGTCCATTCGCCGTGAGTCGGCTCAGGTTTGCCGAGGTAACGCGCTCCGGCATCCGCGCATGATTGCTAATAGCGAGGCATTTATTATGCCCGCTTGCGACTGCTCGCAGGACAAGAGATTGAGTTGGGTTAAGTTGCGTTGTCATGTGTTGAATAGTTAAAGTAAAACCGTCTTGAGTAGTTCGATTGTGTCAGTCTTGCAGAGGGTCGAAGGCGTGCAGCGCAGGACGCGCCAGCCGAGCGCAGCGGCAGCGTTCATCTTCTCCATGTCTTTCAGGAAGCCAGCGCCCCGCGTGTGCCTGCCGCCTGTCCACACGCCGCCATCAACTTCGAGCGCAATCTTCTCGGCAATCCACGACCAATCGAAGCGCCACTTTCTCGCGGGGTGGAAGCGATACTCTGCCGTGGGCAATGGCAAACCTTTGGCTTTTAATCTGGCGAGGAAAAGCAGGTTACTCATACTTTCCAGCCCTTTCAAACTTCGCGGCCCTCTGGAGCAATTCGCGCACTGTGGTTGCCTTGTGGATCTTGCATTGACTGCGGGTATCCAGCACCAAGCCGTCGCCAAAAATGTCCTTGCCGATAAACACTGAGTTTCGGAATCGTCCAGAGAACAGACTCTCCAGAAAGTTTAGCAACTCAGTATCAGACAGCGCTCCAGAAAAAGAGTCGCCTTCTAGCGCCAGCTCCGCAGCGTGCAGCTCGTAGCATTCCGCGTCCAGAAAATTGGATGCTTTGCGATATAGGCTAGCCAGCGCCTCCCACAACTGGCGCTCTCGATTAGACGAGGAGCGAGGAGTCACGCGGTTATAGGCTCCCACCTCCTCCTGAGATGGGTAGCACGTTGAGCAGTCCTCTGCTCCACAGGAGCGATCTTTGCAGGCGTAGCGGCTCACGTTGCCACCTCCTTCGACGAGTCCTTAACACTACCAAGCCAAGCCGGGAGCCGCGCTTGAGCACGTGGCGCGTAGGCGTTTTTGGTGGTCGTGCCTTGCCCTCCCATGATGGCCTTCACCATCGCCTTCTTCATCTGATCGTGTTGCGCCGCCTTGCGCTCCACCGTGCGCCACACCGGCAGCTCCGCATCAGAGATGACCACATGCACATTGACCGGCCTCGTCTGCCCGAAGCGCCACTCGCGGCGAATCGCCTGATAGAAGGACTCGTAGCTGTAGCTGATGGAGGCAAAAACCATCTGGCTAGCATGTTGCCAGTTCATCCCAAATCCACAGATCGACGCCTTGCTAATAAGCACCCGCGCGCGGCCTTCGCTGAATGCGTTCATGCGGTCTTCTTTGTCGTCTATCGAATCGCTACCCTTCACCTCCACGGCGTCAGGAATCAGCCTCGCCAGCAGTTCGCTCTCGTCGTTCGATTCGCACCAAACAAGGCACGGCTCGCTTGTCCCGTTTGCCAATTCAGCGGCCAGCGCGCAGCGTTCCTTGAGTGTGAGTCGCTTGGTGCGGTGCAGGTCCGTCGCCGAGCTGGTCGGCATCGTGAACAGCTCGTCATCACCGCCTGACTGCATCGGCGTCTTGACCGTGTGCGTGTGCATCTTTAGCGGCGGCAGAATGTAACCCACATCATTGAAACCTAAGTCAGACGGCATCGAGATACACGCGGCCCAGCTTCCGACCCACTTCCAAAAGTCGGCTTCCGCATGGCCCTTGATCCGGTAGCTCCCCACCTTGGACGGCTGATTGATAAACCAACGCGCCAGCATCTCCGTCGAGGGCATGATGCCCAAAAACTGCGCATGATTGCCAAGCTCCATGTGGTCATTTGGCGCAGGCGTCGCGGTGCAGGCCAGACGATACGGCGTCTCGCTGAACTGGTCACAAAGCAATTGCTTTGTCTTGCCCATGAACCCTTTCAAAATGCTAGACTCATCGAGCACCACGCCCTTGAATCGACGGCAATCGAACTTCTCCAGCCGCTCGTAATTCGTGATCGTGACGCGGGTTGAAACCGTGCCGTCCTTGGAATACGTCACCTCCATTCCCAAACGCTCACGCGCCTCCTTCACTGTCTGGCCTGCCACGGCCAGCGGTGCCACGATCAGCACCTCGCCCGGCACGTGCCGCGCCCACTCGCATTGCGTGATCGTCTTGCCCAGACCAGTATCGAGAAACAGAGCCGCGCGGCCTTTGTTCAAAGCGAACTCCGCCACCTTCTTTTGAAAGGGAAAGAGTGCGGCGTGAATGGCCCCGTGCTTAATCGGCACACAGGGCGTCACGAGCTTCTTTGATGCGAGAAATTCAGTGTAGTTCATAGCATGAATTCAGGTTGAGCCGAGGCCGCAGAGAGGAAGCCTTTAGCGTGTTCATAATACTCAGGCTTCAGCTCCGAGCCGATGAAGCGCCGCCCCATTTCCACCGCGCACACACCTTCGGACCCAATGCCCGTGAAGGGCGAGAACACCACGTCACCAGGATTGCTCCAGAGCTGGATTGAGCGGCGAATGACTCCGAGCTGCAGGGGGCAGATGTGCTTCTCATCCTTGCCCGTCTTGGCGATCTTGAAGTTGAGCACGTCCTGCTGGTCAACATCCCACCATACCGGCTCCGCGTAGCGTCGCCAGATGTTGATTGAGTCCACCGAGGCAACGGCATTGCGGGAATAGGGCGAGGGATGATAACAACCCTCATTGCGCGGGTCCAAGTCGGGAGCGCCGATGTAGCCAGCGAAACCGCCGCGACTGATAGGCTTGTCGCTTTTAAGTCCCTCCGTGCATGGCTTTCGCATCACGATCAGGTAGTCGGCCATCCCTTGGCGTAGCTGGGATTGATCAGACAAGACGGACTTGTGCAGCAAGCCATTGTTGTTCGTCCGCTCGCGCTCGGTCACTGGGCATTTCCAGATCGTCACGCGGCTATGAAAGTTCCAGCCTTCGGCTTCATGGGCGCGGATGATGTCCCCAGGGAAGTCGCGGAGCCCTGCATAGCCATCGCTGCCCAAGTAGGCAGGGAGGTCTTTGGAATGAACGACGGTTAAACGACCTGGAACCGTCACGCGCAGCTTGTCGCGAATCAGGAATTTGTATTGCTCAAAAAACTCCGCCTCATCCGCGCAGTTGCCCATGTCCGCCACCGAATCACTGTAGATATAGAGATTTGCAAATGGCGGCGAGTAAACCGATAAATCAACGGAGTTGTCAGGAAGTGAAGCGCAAAGCTCCACGCAATCCGCATTGTAAAGGCTCCAATTTTCGCCTTCGGCTTGGTCCAAAATATTCACAGTTTCACCTCCTCAAGTTGTTGTGCAGTTTGTTTCGCTTCCGTCGCACCCGCCAGCACTTCGCCGATCTTGTCGGCTAGCGCTTTCCCCTTCGTGTTCGTGGCCTTTCTAACCATGGGTTCCAGCTTGTTTTTGGACAGTGAACAAGCCGCCGTGAACTCGTCCGGCGAGACGCCCAGCGCGTGAACCCGTTGGAACACCGCGCCAACGTCCACGATCTTTTCGCGAACGACTCCAGGTTTGAGCCTGTAGTATTGCTGAAACGCAGCGTCATCTTTCGCCCGCGTCTTGGCAGCGCCTTCGATGGCATTCGCAACCCATCCCATGAGCTTCAAGTCTCGCATGTAACTTGCGAGCGTATCGGCGTCCAGCTCCATCGCCCGAGCGAATAGCGCGGCCCGTGCCGTATTGTCGTCTTCCGGCAATGAACGCGTCATGGTATTGACCGGAGCAAGTGCCTTCGCTCGCAGTGCAGGACAATTAGCCCGCGCCTTGCACCACTGGCACCAGTCGCCAGCCACTAAATCCGCAGGCGTTGCGTTCTCCGCTTTCCAGAGCGCGTCTAGTAGCGCTCCCTTTGCAAGCCCCAATGCTAGCGCGTCATAGTCCGCAAGCGAAGGCTTCCCAAGGCGCGGCTGGATTTTGGCAACGCGCACCTCGCGGAGCTTCCACTTGCCAGCGGCGAGCACGGCCAGCGCTCGAAGCTGCGAGTTCTCTGGCGCGTCTTGATGCTGGCCGTAGAGCATTTTGTAATCGCATACCAAGCCACGGTCCCCGCTGATAGCGATGAAATCAGCCTGTCCCGTGAAGTGCAGGCCAATCTTCGTGTCATCGTTCACGATGACGATCCCGCCGATGACGGTTAGAGCAAGTCGCAGTTCGGTGAAGATTTCCACGGGAGCGCCCTGGAAATACTCGTCAACGATGGCGTCACGCTGCTCGATGGCGCGGGTAAGTGCCCACTCGTCGGACATGCTTTCGGCGTCGGTGTCGTCAGCCTCCAGCTTGGCGTGCAGGTCGGTGCCTTTGGCGGCATCCGCGCTCTCGTCTTCCGGCAAGTCTTTGGTTGCGTGCCATGAGCCAGGGCAGTTTTCAATGCGCCACATGGCCGAGGCCGAGGGGCGGTTTCGGCGGGGGTCGATAACACTCACAGCTTCACCTCCTTCGCCAGCGGCGCGAGGTTATCCCAGGCCGCGAGAATGTCGCGAAGCACGTCGTCAGGGGTATCCGCCAACGGCAAAGAAGGGTCAACAAACAGTCCGCCTTGCTCCGCCGCCGTCGCCACTTGCGACCATTCGAGAGCAGCGACTTTCATTTTGCCCGCCACCTGTTCGCGCAGACTCGGCCCATCGCCATCCAGCACAAGCGGCGGCGAGTCCTTAACACTCGCAGGCTTCGGCGCTTTCTTCACCGGCTCTACCACTGGCACCGTTGCGGCAGGCACATCATAGACCTTACCCGCCACCGTCCGAGCGTCGTCTTCGTCGTAAACGCCACTGAAACCAAAGGCCACGCGCACGCACTGAATCAGCGCCTTGTGACGAAGCATTCGATGCTCCATTTTCCAAGGCTCTGTGTTGCGGCGGCACTCACTGAGATACTCAGTAACCTTGATGGGCTTGGAGCGGTCCTTGCGATGGATGATGCAAGTGATAGCAACCAACTTTCCGGCCTCGTCGTGACGATCATCAAACTCGATGCCGTCCATTTGCGGGTGCGAGTTCGCAAGATTGTTCCAGCCGTCGACGCTAACCACTGGCACGATGCCGCCACCCTTTGCGGGGAAGGCGTAGATTTCCTTTGTCAGCGGGTTAAGTCCATACTCGTTAGCGACCACGACCAAGGCTAAAAGCTCGTCGTCTGTCGCGCCTTTGAACACTGTATTTTTGAGCGTGGAATGCAGTTTCGCGGGGTCCACGTTGAAGCGTCCCGCCATCGTGGCGAGGGCCGAGGGTTTGAAAAGAGGCTTGGCCTCCTGGAGTTGTGTATTCTGTGACATGGTGTTGTTGTCTTTGGATGTTGAGTCCAGCCAATCGCGCACGTCGGGTTTACCGATACTTCTACGCGCTACGCGATGGCTGAAAGTTTTAGCGCTTCGCTTTCAGAGTAAAGAGGCGAAGCAGAAATGAGCGGCGAGCAGAGCAGGAAGACGCCAGCTTGACGGCCTGAATAATTCGGAAATCCCGATGGCCGGTGAAGTCGTAGAGGGTGGCTTTCATTGTGGAAATGGAGTGTCGTCGTTGTCGTTGCTGATGAGATTCCAAGCCACGGCTAGCGCGGCAATGATGGCCGTTGTGAGGACGGCAGAGAAGGTGATAGCGAATGTTGTCATAGTGTGGAGATGTCGGAGAGGGTTAGATGGGCGCTCATGGCTTCACCCCCTTCATAGCTTGGAAGTAAAAGCGCGCTTTGGCGGCGTCTTCGCGGGCAAGCGTTGTGCGGGCTTGGATTGTTTCCGCATCCTTCGCGTGAAGCTTGAGTGTATCGCGCATTTGCACTGCGGAGCCTGCCCACTCGCGGAACTGCCGGTTTAGGTAACGCTGCATACTCATGGATTGTTCTTGTTCTTGTTGAGCAGGTTTTTGATGGCTTCCTGGAGTAAGTTGCCCAGAGTGAGGTTGCGCTTGGCAGCCTCGATTTTCGCGGCTTTGTGAAGGTCGGGGGTAAGTGGGATGTTCGTTGATTTCATAATCGTAATTGAAGACGAGCGATTATCTCTGGTTCTCTCAATAAGTCAAAAGAAAGAAACAAATAATTTTATTTCCCGTAAAACGGCATCTATGCCCGCCTTGACTGCTACAGTCTCTCGTTCTCGCGGGCTTGGCGCAAGCCGCTGAAAAAAGATGCCGCCAGTGCATCAAAGGTCACAACACGCACCTCGCGCCCCTCGCGGAAGCGCGACACTGGCGGCAAATCACGAAAGGCGAAGCTGCGAGCGCGGAACCGCTAGCACGAAGTCCAACTTGTTGGGGATCATGCAGACGATTTCGCCGTTGAATCCGTCTTGATCCGCGCCCGCGTGAAGGATGGTTAAATGCTGGCCATACAGGAGCATCATTCCCCCTCGCGACTCGAATGTCACCGGGTCAAACTTGGCAACATCTCCGCTTCGCTGGCAGACAGTGGCGGAGGGTAGTCCGTAGGGCATGGTTAAGCCGTTGGCTCCCCTTTGAATCCGCAAGCCTCGCGTAGTCTCCGCATGGGAAAGCAGGGGCCAGGATCAACCTTCCTGTCTGGCGCGCAATCATCGTGCCCGATAATGTCGTCCAGCTTGTAGCGCTCCACCAATGCCTTAGCTACCTGGATACAGGCGAACACTTGCGCCTCTGGATATTCCTCCCAACCTTTGACCGGCCCGCCGTTCTTGTGCTTGGCAAAAATAACACCAGACGCCCAACCCTTGAACAAGTCCGAATTGTCGCCAGCGTTCGCTAGCTCGATGCCGATAGAGCAGGAGTTGAGCCCGTCGAAACCTCGCCACTTCGATTTTCCAGCGTGCCCGCAGGTGCGATTCGTGGGGCGGCATTGGATGATTGAGCCGTCTCGATCAATTACAATATGAGCGCTTGCACCCTTGGCCGCTGGCGTCTTCCAAAAGTCCACCGAAGATTGAGCGCTTGCGCCTGCCGTGAAGTGAATCACCAGGAAGCGACGCACTGGCATGAACGCGCCGCCTGCGAGTTCATCGCGGCGAGCAGTATCAAGCCAATGGTCTTCGGTGATCTTCACGGCAACACACGCCGCGCCTCCTTGCCGCCGCCGAACTTGCCCGCAAATGCGATGCCCACGGCGGCAGCGTCGCCCGTAACCGTGATCGTGTAGCCCTGCGGGGTTGTGACTTGGCAGGACGTGAGCAGCGACACGGCGAGAAGCGCGGCGATGGCAACGCACGCCCATGAAAATTGAAGCCAGCGATAAGGGCAGTTCATGGCGCGAGGTGAGATGGGTTTTCGTGGTCAAATCGTTCACCTTTTCGGCGAACTAAGGCTTTCAGCCATTTAATCGTTGTGGGGAATGCTTCGGATCTTTCCACATCATCCAACGCAAGGCGTTCATCTGATGGGTTCTCAAAACGTAGAGCCTTGACACTTGCGGCCAACTCTGGCGGTATGATCTCCATAGTCATGGCGCGACTCCTTGCGCGGTGTTGGCGATGGTTGCACGCTTGATTGTCTTCGGCCCAATCCAGCTATCGGGCAAGACTTCCAGCGCGGTTTGCAGCTTCACAGCTTGAGTTGCTTGATAAGCCTGGAACCAACCGGAAACGAGCGCCATGCCGCTACCGACAAGGTAAACCGTGAGTTCGTCAACTAGTTCAGGCGACGGGGCAAAGCCGACTTGAGTAAGCCACGCCACAGCGTAGCCGATGGCAGCGCCAACGGCCCATTGCATGACCGCGCCAAGGCGGGAGGAGAAAGCCTGCATGAGCAGGGCGAACAGTTTGTCTTTCATGGGTATGGTTAGGTTCTGGTCTTGAAAAAAGGACAATCCATTTGGCGCGGGCATCGCTCAAACATCTCGACTTTAGCGGATGCCTCGCCGTGATCGTGATTGAGCAAATCTAAAGCCTTGCGTAAAGACTCGACCGTTGACTCCGCTTTTTGCAGTCGCAGGTAAAGCAGTTGCACCGACCAACACAAAGCAGCCGTGACGGCGGAAAGGGCAGAGAGCAGGGCGGTTTCAAGTGTCATGGGTAAACGAGGGGAGGGTGAGGAGAATCAACGAAAGGCGCGAGGAAGACGACGAGCGCCCACAGCACGCCCACGAAGGCGACGGCAGCTAGGGCGATGGCGGCTAGTTTCATAGCTGTGCAATCGCTGCCTCCAGACAGTGCTTGGCTTTGAGCAAATCAGACTTGAGATCGTCCTTGATGCGGAAAGCGTATTCGATAACGTCGGCGCGCCGAGCATCGACAAAGGCGTTACCGCTGGTTTCCATGTGCTCTTGCAGCATCCAGGGCGTGACGGGCTTGTCGTAGTGCGCAGGCGTTGCGTTGTTAACCTTCTCAATGTGAGCAGCATTACACTTCATGTCATTCAGCGGTAATAGTGACGGTGCCATTTGTATGGCTTGTGGTGGCCTGGAGAGCAGGGAAGAATGGCAAGCCATCGACGATTGACAATTCCAGCCCTTCGCGTTCGCACGCGGCAATGAACTCAGCGCGGCGTGCATCGTCCGCCCATAGATAGGCTACGGCGGCGGCGGATTGGTCAAACAGAGCAGCGCCGCGCGTGTCCATCGCGGCCAGCACTTGCGCGGCGGTGCAGCCTTCCGGTTGCCATGTGCGTTTCAGCGACCAGACGAGGGTGGCGATGAACTCTTCCAGTGCTCCATTCACGCGGGTCACAAGCGTGTCGGTGATGTTGTGTGCAATCTTTTCAGATTCCTCAATGGGTGGGGTGGTGATGATTGGCATAATATAAAATAATTAGTTAGTTGGTAACGGCTTTGATTACGGCAAAGTTGATGACTGGCGTATCTGATACAACTCCGCCAGTTGTGCGAAACGTGATCCTAAATGTCCCCGCCGTTACCGCAGTAACAGCTAAATCGTAAAGGTTGGTTCCACTGCGTTGGTTTAAGATAATAACGTCGTTAATTCCTACTGTGTTGTTGTTGACCGTAAAACTTGCTGCCGTAGCGGAACCCACCGCAGTAAACATCGTGATACTACCACAAGGCTTGTCAATGGTTACAGCCGTAGTCCGACTTGTCAGCTGGGTAGTGGTGCCACCCGCTCCCGTAGCGTAACCCATGCCAGCCGTTGCGCTGCTGCTTGTCACGGCACCACCGCTAGCGATGTCATCAGCAGCGCCAGTTGTCAGGCCACTGTTGAATGTCGCGGTCGAATTAAATGTAACGGCTCCGTTGAACGTAGCGGTTGAACTGAGAGTTGCAGAGCTTAGCGTTGCTAGGCCACTGATGGTGGCTGTGTTAGCCGTAAGACTTGCGTTAAATGTTGCTAGCGCATTGAACGTAACCGCTTGGCTAAAAAATGCGTTGCCACTAAAAGTGGCATCACCTGTGTTTCCATTATTAAACTCAATATCATTATTGGACAAATTCAACCGCATCGTCTGCCCACAAATATACGCTAAGTCATGCGCAGCAGCATTTGTGCTGATTGTAAAGCTGTTGTCGCTGTTGCCTTTTCCTAAATTAAAATTGGCAGAGGATGAAGCTGTATTAGTTCCAAACGACATGACGTTTTGAGTCAGAATCAAATTGTCAATATTGAGTTGGATTCCCTCATTCACTGCTCGGCACCAGATTTCCGACGTTCTGGCTACCGACGCTGAGCCATTCCAATAATTTGCCTTGAACTTGATAGAGGGCGTACGCTGTTGCTCGTCAGCTAATCCGCTATCAGTGTCAGCTACCGCTACTTGTAAGTTCTCCAATAGAATCCGATTAACAGGGTCTTGACTGTTGCTGGTGCTCGTCAGCGTGTGCAGGTCCGTCTGTGCCACCGTTGTTAATCCGGTGAGTGCCGCCGTCCAGCTCGCTGCGCTGCCGTTGTTGGTCAGTAGTTTGTTCGCATTGCCCGTCATACTGGGCAGACTGCCGCCACCAGAGCCATTTGCCGCCGCTGTGATCCGGCCTTTAGCATCGACGGTGATGTTGGCTGACGTGTAGCTGCCAGCGGTGACGGCAGTGTTGGCCAACGTTGTTGTGATAGCTGTGGTGCCGGTGCCGGTCACATCCCCACTTAACGTAATCGTTTGGTTCCCGGTAAGATACGTATTGGTGTCCACGCTTAACGTGCCGTTGCTGCCGCTTGTTTTCACGAACCCATTGCCGGTCAGATTGCTCAACTGCGTGAGGCTCTGGGTGGAGTTAACTGTAATCGTGTTGGTGCTGCGTGTCAGGCCTGTGCTGAAAGTCAACGGCACCTCGTAGGAACTAGCTGCGGTAAATGCTGCCGTGCCAAACGTACCACCCGCAGCACTAGTCAAAGAAGAAGCTGTCACACCACTGGCTAGGGTGCTGCCTGTCAGCGTCCCCGCTGGAGCCACGACAGCGGCAGTTGTGATATTTGTTGTAAGACCTTTGGCGTTGATCGTAATAACGGGTATTGCGGTGCTGCTACCAGTGGTGCCAGCGGTAGCTACGCTGGCCAATGTCCCAGCAGCAGTCACATTACCACTGCCATTAAAAATGGGCGATGTCCAGGTTACATCACCTGTTATACCAATAGTGCGTCCTGTGGCTAGTGCAGTGGCGGTAGCTGCGTTGCCTGTGGTACTCTGATTAAAAGTTGGGTAATCGGTAAGAGCCAGTAACCCACGACCAAAGGTAGTGGTCGTCAGCGCAGCGATGCTGGTCAGGTCACCGTCCAGCGGCTGATAGGTGCTTGCTGCGCTGGTGCCTAGCGCGCCGCTGCCGTTGATCGACAGCAGGTTATTGGTGCCGGGTGCTACGTAAAATTTATCCAGGCCAGTGCCATTCCATTTGTAGAACAGGAGATCACCAACTGACTGCGCGTGAAGTGCCGATGTCAATAAAATAAAAAGAAATGTGAGGTAACGCATAGTTTTGGCTAGGGGCTATTATGGGACTATTGAAATTGGAAATTCATAAATGATACCGCCAAGGGTAAATCGTCCAAAACCGCTAACGACGGTCACGGCGGTCTTGCTCGCTAATAGAGCATTAACCTCGGTTTCCGTGTAATAACGCTCATCATGGATATGGTCTCCAGCGGCTACGGTGCCCGCAGCAGTACCAACATTTTTGGTTGCAGCACTGCCAAGGTCTGCTGATTGAATGGCTGTGTCCGCTTTACCGCCTTGTGCCGCAGTGGCAAAAGCTGAGCTTGCTTGAGTGGCAGCAGTCCCTAAGCCCAAAGCCGTTCGTGCTGCCGTTTGGTTAGCTGCCTGCATAAAGGCATCAATAGCGCTTGATGTCGTAAGGTCAGCCATAAATCAAAATTAGGGTCTCTTGAAAAAGCTCACGCCGTCAGAGCGGAGAATAAAGCTAGTGCCATCCGGACGAAAATAGAAGCCACCAAACGGCCCTAAATCGCCAACGCCTGCAAAAAAAAACTGCCGCCTACAAAAGCTCCGGCGCTAAATGCGCAAGTTATTGGGGCAAAAGTTAAAGAGTTAGTTTCCATGTTATTGAAAAATTAGTTGGATGTCGCCGCTTGCGCCGTTCACCTGGACATTTGCGCCCTTCAGGTTAACTCGTTGCAGGCAAATTCGCACCGGCGAGCCGGTGGGGATTGTGATTGCGTTGCTTGAGTCGTGCACATATCGAATCGACAAGCTCACGCCCGACGTGTTCAGGATGTCAACGGCTCCGCCTTCCAATGATGGGAGCGCTTGCCAAGAGCCGGTAAGGGTAAGAGTTCGCAGCATGGGTAAAGACGCCGACGACTTGCCGGAAAGTCAACCGGGAAAGTTGAGTCATTAACGCGGGACCACAAGCGCCCGCTTGTGCTTGCGCTTCATTTGCTCTCTACGCCTTGCCGCACGGGCTTTGCGGGCGCTCCGCACTGCTCCGCCAATCTTGCCGATTTCGCGCATTTTAGCGGCCCGTTCTTGCGCGTGATGTTTGCACCTGCAACACTGCTTGGTAGTGTCTAGCTCATCCGCTCCAAGCAGTTGCCAGGATGCCCAGCGCTCACGCTTCGCCGTCTTGCACACGGCTTCACCGTTCACAATCAAGTGCTGTGATTCGTGGTTGATGGTCTTGCACCAGACGCCGGAGGATTGAGCCATGGGGTATTCTGCCCATTGACGCCGATTTGTAAAGTTGAGTCCTTAGCACCTATTGAGCTCTTAACACTTTCCGCTTGCGCTTCAATGGCTAATCGTCATCATGGCGGCTCAAAGGTTCTTCTGCTGTCACAGGGAGACCGGGATTCATCAAACTTTCTCACGGCCCCTCTGCGCAAGCAGGCAAAGCCCTCTCTGTGACAGCGGAGAGGGCTTTTGTTTGGTTGCTTGTCCTAACTCCAATTCAAAGAGGACAGCGAAGCGGAGACGTTAGCAGCGCGATAATGCAGGCTGTGAGAAGCCAGTGCTCAACCCCGCGCCAAACGGGTTGAACTCGCAGGGAGCGGCTTTTGCTGTGCTGGCGCGAGGATAAACAAAGCGGGCAGGGTTCCCCTCGTTCACTTCCTGCTTGCCGTGGGGAGGAGGGAGGGGTTTGGCAAGATGAGTGGAGGGATTGATACGCGTGCTAGGCTTTCCACATGGAAGAAAAACACAAAGGAGCGCTGCCCTTCGGGCTTATGGTTGCGGCTGGACTACTTCAAGGCGCGGGTGTCATCCCTATTTGGATGGGAATCATCGTTTACTGTATTGGCGGGG